AAAGATTCTTACTGGGGGAGGCAAAAAGTCGACCGAGCGTACGCGCTTATGTAGAATCTGTAGTTGGTATTCTAGAGCAGTTCATACCCAAAAGCCAGCGTGAAAGTCGCCAACTTAGTGTTGCGCGACAACACCTCAATGAAATAAAAAAATTAAATCGAAAACTGGAAGAAAAAATTAGCCTTTTAGAAGAACAAGTAAAGGTATTAGAAGAGGGAAAATAAATGGGCGGTGTTTCCGGACATTTAAATCATCTCTATGATAATAGAGATCTAACTTATGATGAGATAGCCGATATCCTAATGAAGGCGGCCGCAGGCGAACTTGTAGGCACTGAAAAGACTGATGGCTTTAATATTTTCCTAGGATACGTCAACGGAGAGCCTCGCGCAGCCCGTAATAAAGGCGATATGGCTAAAGGGGGCTTGTCTTTTGAAGATCTCATGGCTCGCAAATACCAGGGCGGCGAGAAAGCCCGACGCGCATACGTCGAGTCTTTTGAGGCGTACGCCAAAGCAGTCAACACTCTCTCAGAGAAAGAAATCGCCTCAATTTTTGGGGAAGATGGTGAAATATTCTACAATGCTGAAATTCAAGGTCCTTTAGCTGCGAACGTCGTCAATTACGACGATAATGTTATCAATATTCATCGGATGGGGCACAAGCGTTATAATCATGACAACAATCAATTAGAAGTAGTGGACAACACAAAAGCCTCGGAGGCGCTTGATGCGCTAATTGATCGATTTGAGGCCGTACTCGCTACGGAACCTTTTAGTGTACGGCGCACTGCTTTTCTCACCCTCAATAAAATCACAGACGAACGCATCGTGGACAACACACTTGCAAGAATTAAAGCAACTGGTTTGGCTGGTGACGTCACCATTAACGATCTGTTAGAGAGAGCCCTTTTACGAGAAATAAGGTCAGAAATACCCGACCTGGACGGAGAAAGACAACGACAGGTGGTAGCCCGAATTCTCCGGACAGAGGGATATTCAAGTCTAACTCAAATAGGAAAGGGTTTAAGTCGAGACATAAAAGATCAGATTACCCTATTCGTAAAGGAGACAGCTCCGAACGTAATAAAAGAAAAAATGTGGCCTCTTGAATCCGCGATTCATGATTTTACAGTTGAATTGTTACGGGGTCTGCACAGCACATATGTTTTAGATAATGAGCATGAGGTTGGGCGACTTAAGACAGAGGTAGAGGCTGCTATACGTGCGATTCAAAAATACCAGGGTCCTTATCGGGAAGAAGCGCATACTATTTTGCAGCGCCAACTCGAAAAACTCAAACATCACGACAATGTGGATACAGTTGTGGAAGGGTTCGCCTTTCAATATTGCCACAAGGGTGGAGATTGCGCAATGTACAAATTCACAGGCAATTTCGCCCCTATTAATCAATTGTTAGGTCTTTTTAAGTATGGCAGGGGGAAAATGCCCCCCATGAAGCTTAACGAGGAAAACCAAAGAATAGAAAACATTGTTGCCATTTATCCTGGTCGGTTTCAACCGATGGGGCGACACCATGCAGAAGTATTTAATAAGATTCAAGATGAGCGGGGTTATGACAATACTTTTATTGCCACATCTGGTAAGGTAGCCCCTCCAAGATCTCCTTTTGATTTCACAGATAAGCAAGTAATCGCTGCGCAGCATGATATTCCTGCCTCTAAAATAGTGCATACCAAAAACCCCTACAAAGCTACTGAAATTCTTGATGATTTTGATCCGAACACAACCGCAGTAATATATTACGTGGGAGCCAAGGATATGGCTGAAGATCCGCGATTTGGGGGATTAGGTGGGCTTAAAAAAGACGGCACTCCCAGATACTTTCGCGAATACGATAAAGGCGAGGACTTGGAAGGCTGGGGCGCACATGGTTATATAGCCGTTGCGCCACACGTTTCTATCGATATACCGGGAATGGGCGAGATGTCGGGCACCAATCTACGCAAAGCGCTTGAAGATGCCGACGAAGAAACATTTAAAAACATAATGGGCTTTTATGATGCCCAAATATATGATATAATTAAAGGAAAGCTAGAACAATCTGGTTTAAAGGAGGCCCAGTATAATCTGGGAATCTTTCGTCGGATGATGGGAGAAATATTAGAAGAAGAGGCCATGTTTGGATCTTTTCAAGCGGGTTTAAGTAATCCTCCTTATGTTGGAACCAGACGTGTTTCGGGTGAAGAGGAAGAAGTCGAAGATGAGGAAGAATTGGAAGAAATCTCTGCAATGGGCGCCGGCGCTTCGAATCGCACCGGTGCTGTTAGTGGCGCTTCCACTCCTCGGCGAAAAAAAGTAGAAGAAGACGAAATTGTTAATGAATTCTACAACTATTTACTAAACAACTTGAGGGATGAAATATGATCGACCGCGATAAAATGATTAACGAGATACAAGAAGAGAAGCGATTGCGACAGTTAATACGCAAAGACTTGAAGCGCTTTCTGGAAAATAAAAAGAAAGAAACCCTCCAGGAAAAGAAGACTGAGGATCGGCTGCGTATCATTGTTCGCAAATTGATTGCAGAGGCCGCCAAAACAGACGTCCCTGACGCACAACCTCACCAAAACACTGGCATCAATGTACTTGAAGATCTTCTGAGAAATATTATCCCAATTGTGGAAGATGGATATAAAGCCCTGACTAGCGCAACAGAACAGCGTACTTCCTTCCGCTCTCACGTTTTGAACGCTATAGAAAACACCCTCAAGCCTGTCGAAGTTGTAGCAGATCTAGATACTGAAGAGGCAGAAGCAGCTTTAGAAGAGCAAGACATCACCATTAATGTCGATGAGGATGAAGAAGTAGAGGATAAATTTATCCCTGTAAGAGATGTCGACATGGATGCGGACGAACCAGCAGAGGCGGAGGAAGAAGATACTTTCACAATCGCTGGTGAAGACTTAACAGGTAGAAATTTTGCCTCAATTACATTTAATAAAGTAGAGAAACAAATCATTGATGCGTTTGAAAGCTTGGCCAACGAAGCCGACCGCAATCTTTTCTACGATTATCTACTCACCAACCTTAAACTTTATTTCGACAAATTCGAAGAAGAATTGCAGGTCACTACCGATGAGCCCGATTCACCAGATTATGGCGAAGAACCGCTCGATGTGGACGAACCGGAAGATTTCGAAATTTAGTCCTTTACATCTCCTTTCATTTGTGATATAATCTATATAAATACTTATTATTATTAAGTAATTTTAATTTATATGTCTTTTAATAAAAGAAATAAATATTACGGTTTATATAAGAATTATAGTATAATTAATAAATTTAGTAAAGAAGATATTATTAATAAAGAAGTACTTAACACAATCAATAATATTTCTTTAGAAGATTTAATAGCTATTAAACTGGAACTTTCAACCAGATTCTTAAACGGCAAATTCTACGGTATACCTTTATGGTCTTCCATGCGTACAGTTACTCAGGAAGCTGTATTAAAAACCGCAGTCAGTATCTGTCGTTCAAAGAAAGAAAGTGCAAAGTTTTTAGGAATTGATTATACAGACTTCAGAAAACTAATTAAAAAGTTTGACATTGAATCGTTTTTTGAAAATGAAAGAAATGGGGACGAAACGGTTTCGACAGAAAACGGATCTGACTAACGTGCAAGACTGTGTGAGTAGCACAGCCAAAATACTCAATCTTTATAAAAGCCAACGATAACGTTGAATTTGACTACGCCCTAGCGGCTTAATCACGGGGTTTCTAATTGCCTTGAAATTAAAAATTAGAAAAAAAAGGAATTTTGGTTATTTAATAACTAAATAATTTTGGTAGCCGACACCTTTAAGAGCGGTAAATGGATTCCCCGATAGGAAATTGGGTGGCCGATGCAACGGTGGTGCTTGCATCTATTCTTGTGAATGACGTTATTAGCTAACTTTTTTGGACTTGGGTTCGACTCCCAACGTCTCCATCTTTTTTATTCTTCTCTTTAAAATCTTCTCTTACATACGTTACAATCATAATAGATCTCAGGAGGACCTATGTCTGAAGAAACACCAGAAGTGGTGACAAAAAATTGGAAGTCTATTGGAGTCTTTAGCTCCTATGGCAAAGCTTTGGAAAAAAAGAATTCAACCCTCGAAAAATACAGCTTGGTTAAAATTAGACGGTGTGGTCGAGGCGGCCACGAATTTCGCGTAAAATATTGGGATGAGAAACCCTCAAAGAAGAAGAAGTAGGAAGTTTATGGCAAACAAAAAAAATATATTAGTGGTAGGTACTGGAACTATTGGAGAGCCCCTTATTGGTGTGCTTTCTGATTTTCGAAAGAAGTTTAATTCTAATGTCTTTTTTCATAAACGCACCCCCTTGGTGGATGAAGTCGGTAAAGTCGACAGTTTAATTAAAAGAGGCGCAAAACTAGTCACAGATCCGGCTACAGAAAAAGAATTTGTAGACATGGGACACCCAGTAGCGTTACATTTTGAACAAGCTCTGCAGATTAGCGATGTGGTGATCGACTGTACTCCTGCTGGTAACGAGAATAAAGAAAAATATTATTCTCAACTTTTAGAGGAGAAGTATTGTTCATCTAAAAACAAGAAAAGACTTTTTATCGCGCAAGGGAGCGAGAAACATTTTGGCCTTCCCTATGCTTACGGGATTAACGATGAAGCGCTTGAACTTGCCAACGCCAGCTTCATTCAAGTGGTAAGCTGTAATACACATAATATATGCTCGTTGATAAACACCGTCGTAGCTAATCCGAAAGAGTTGCTTAAGGCCGACTTTGTATGTATTCGAAGATCAAACGACATTAGCCAGAAAACATCTTTTGTGCCTTCACCAGAAGTCGGAAAGCACCCCGATGTTTGCTTTGGCACACATCACGCTAGGGATGCGCAGGATGTTTTCGGTACTCTCGGAGAACACCTGAATTTATTTTCTAGCGCTATGAAGCTCAATACCCAATATATGCACATTATCCGGTTCAACATCGAAGTCAAGGGATCCCCTTCTAAAGAACATATCGTTAACCGTTTTAAAGAAAATAAATTTACAGCACTAACCCATAAAACATCTGCAAATCGAGTATTTTCCTTTGGTCGAGATCATGGCTATTATGGACGTATATTCAATCACACTGTCCTTTCGATTCCGTCCCTTCATATTCAACCATATAAGGGCAATTCGATAATATCGGGGTTTTGTTTCACCCCTCAAGATGGCAACTCACTGCTTAGTAGCTGCGCGGCAACAATGTGGGGGCTTTATGGCGAGAAGTACCAAAAGGCGATGAAACCTTTCGATGAATATTTATTTACCAATATTTAAGGATGTTTATTTGGACTCGATAACTTTAATAGGCTTGACTGTGAGAGTTTCCTCGGGAGGTTTAAACAGATTCTTTAGATCTAAGATTCTCATTACAGACTTGTAAGTAACATATTTTTTAACATTCTTCTTTATAAACTTAAGCAGGTATCGATGACGCGAAGAAAGAGCAATTTCCGGAAATCGAATATACACAGAATGGAGTACTCCGATTAAGTGTCCTTTTTCATTTAGAATCATAGAGCCGCTACTTCCAGGGTTTGCCGGCAATGAATAAAACGCGTATTTCCCAGAGCTGCCATTGTAAATACCTTCAAATAGAGGCACCATGTTCGGCTGCCAAATTCCCCGGGGCGCAGCGACATTATACACTTTGTCTCCTGGAGCGGGCGCTTTAGTGGCAATACGAATCACTGGAATCTCCGTTAACCCTTCGACATATAAGAGACAGATATCGTGTTTCATATCTGAAGCCAACACCGTGGCTTTATATTCATCCCCTTTAAGAGTTGTAACAGTGAAAAAATCTTTATGCGTTATTGGCGGGGAGACAGCAACGGGAGGTACCTCCGTATCGCAAAAATGCGCAGCAGTGAGTGCATATGCTCCCTCATTATCAACTTTAATAACAAAACCAGAAGCCATGGAATTCATTTCATGCTTCAAGCATTTCCCACCCACAGGACACTGTTGTAATTTTACTTTTTTCTCAAGATATAGGAAGGATTCTCTTGCGTCCTGCAAGATAGCGCTGGATGCGACGGCGGAACTAGCACAAGAGGATAAACAAACAAGCAGGAGACTGAGAAGAAACATCGAACTTTTGAATCTCGTCTCTACTCCTTTCACGTAGGATACCTCCTATAATAACTATGTGAAAAAAAACAATTGTTTTGTTTTATTAAGAAAAAAACGGAAAACTATTTAATTAGAGAAGGTTATATGGCTAAAAATATATATGTCTTAGACACGAGCGCGTGCCTTACCGATTCCACGAGTATTAGAGCTTTTGGCAAGAACGACGTTGTTTTGCCGTTAAAAGTGCTTGAAGAAATAGACAGGCACAAAAAACGACAGGACAGTGTAGGGGTAAACGCTCGTGAAGTGATCCGACGTCTCGACAATTTGCGGGAGTCCGGAAGCCTCTATAAAGGGGTGAAATTGGGCGAAGGCCGCGGCAAGCTGTATGTCAAATTATGTATAGCCGACGACCTGCCAAGCGATCTGGACACCTCTATCCCAGATAATGAGATTATTGGTGTAGCATTGAACCAAAAGTCCGCATACCCACGGACTAAGGTAATTGTGGTTACTCGCGATATTAATATGCGTGTTAAGTGCGATGCGCTAGGATTAGCGACCGAAGACTACCTCACGGACCAAGTAATTCAAGACACAAGTCATATATACACTGGATTTATGGAACATCTGGTCGACGAACCGGTTTTGGATAGGTTTTACGCTGGAGAAGAAGTTTTTATTGAAGAAGATGAACTTGTCTTGATGCCTAACCAATTTGTAATGCTTGTTTCTAATCAAAACGAAAAGAAAACAGGATTAGCCCGTTTCCTCAATTATACATACCCCCTCGCCCGTATAAACGGGAAGCACAAAAAACCACTCTGGGGTGTTAAACCGCGGAATAAAGAACAAAGGTTTGCCTTGGATCTCTTGCACGACAAAGCGGTCGAAGTGGTGACATTGGTTGGCCAAGCCGGTTCCGGTAAGACACTTCTGGCCATCGCCGCAGGTCTCCACCAAGTAATGGAGGAAGAATCTTATCAAAGATTGGTTATTTCCAGACCAATTCAACCCCTAGGTAAAGATATCGGATTTCTACCGGGAACAATGGAAGAAAAGATGCTTCCATGGATTGCTCCCATTCAAGATAACTTGCAATTCCTACTGGGGAACGATAAAGCAGCTTTAGAAATGTATATGGATAATGGCACAATTGAAGTCGAGGCTTTAACATATATTCGAGGCCGCTCCATTTCGAATGCATTTATAATAATCGACGAGGCCCAGAATCTTACCGCTCATGAGCTTAAAACTATTATTACTCGCGTCGGTGAGAACACAAAGATTATCTTAACGGGTGATATTGAGCAGATCGATAATGTCTATATAGACGAGACTTCAAATGGTCTAACGCACGCGGTAGAAAAATTTAAATCTTACGAAATATCCGGCCACGTCGCTCTTGTCAAAGGAGAGCGTTCTAAGGTTGCATCAATCGCAGCAAAAATACTTTAAATAAAAGTTACAAATAAGTATAATATTTATATTGACTTGGAGGAAAATATGAGTTATAATAAGGATGAAAATCCCGATCTGTTAAAAAAAGTAGAGAAGGATACCGAGCTTAAAAGCTGGTTAGTAAACTATGTTGGAGAAAAATGCGAGCCCGAAAACGACGAAGTTAATGTTGAAATGATAATTAAGACAATGGCAGAGGAATTTCCTGAGTTTTTGTTGGTGGTTGCGGAAGAGAATTTTATCCGCGGATATCAACAGGGACTGGCCGACGTCGAAGAGGGCGAAAAGCTTTTTAGAGATCACAATGAAAAAATACATTCAGGAAAATAGCAGAGAGGCAAAGCGGGAATTTCAGGAACACAAATTGTTCGATAAGCCGGCTTATGTCATCAACCCTCTTCCTGATGGGGTTTCTTTAGAATCGGTTCTAGGCCGTATCGAGCAGGAGTTGTCCCCCGCTTTAACTGCCAATTTTGACAATATTTATATTGGAGCATTCGATGAATTCTCGAAAAAGGGAAGAGCTTTGAATGCTTTGTATAAAGATAGGACCATCTATGTATCCAATCTTCAAGATAGCGAAAGTGATATGCTAGATGACATTGTGCATGAAATTGCCCACTCTTTAGAAGAGAGAAATTACGAGGAAATTTACGGTGATGAGCGATTAGAGAATGAGTTTTTAGGTAAAAGAAAATTCTTACACCATATCTTACCGGAAGACAAGAGAGCCAATATGGTTTACTTTTTAAATCCGAGCTATGATGAGAATTTTGACATGTATCTTTATAAGGACTTAGGCTACGATATGCTGCGTACATTAACGTCAGAGTTGTTCTATTCTCCATATGCAATCACCGCCTTAAAAGAATACTGGGCTAACGGGTTTGAAAATTATTTTTTACAAGACCGGGCAAAACTCCGGAGCATAAGTCCAGTGTTGTACCAAAAAATTAAAAATCTTGTTGATAACAAGAAGGAAGATAGAAATGAACTGTAAAATAAAAGAAGCTGATGGTAAACTGCTTGTAACGGCTACGATTGGAGCAGCCCGAAAAGGAGCAGCACCATCGCACATATCCACCGACGATATTTTAAAATGGCTAAGTCAAAACTACCCTAAGCATAAAAAATTAAATCTTGTACAAGAAGGTGCCGCCCATAATGCAGCGCTCAAAGCGCAGCGAACAGGGACATGGATCTTTTCACTGGCCCCTAAGAAAGCACAAAACCCTCCCAAAACAACTAAGACTTCACCCTCTAAGAGTAAAAAACCCACGAACTAGAGAGTACGGAAAATGGCACACATATCTTATTCAGAATTAAAAGAGTGGGTAACTTGCCCATGGAAGCACAAGCTTAACTATATTGAAGGTCTTAGAAGGTTCAAAGGAAATGAATATACCGCTTTTGGGACTGCGCTGCACACTGTGTGCGAAAATCTAGTTCAGTTCCATGGCCCTGATGCTGCACCGGTTTTTGAGCCGAAGCAAATGTTTCAGGAGGAGTTCTTGAAAAACCTTCAAAAAATAAAGGCCGAAGATCCAGAGATCGAATACCGGGCAGACCTTATAATGAGTATGCGCGCCCAAGGAGAGACTCTCACTGATTATATCTTACCTGGTCTTAAAAAAACATTTGGAACCTTCGAGTTGGTGGCAGTCGAAGAACAACTTTACGACCCCATCGAAGGAAGTGACCTCAACTTTAAAGGTTTTATCGATCTGGTTATCAAAACAAAGGATGGAATTACCCATATAATCGACTGGAAAACTTGTTCTTGGGGATGGGACAGTCGTCGACGCTCCGATAAAATGGTTACTTACCAATTAACTCTTTATAAGCACTTTTGGTGCGAAAAGCACGACGTCAGCCCTTCTAAAGTACAAACCCACTTTGCCCTCTTAAAGAGGACTGCAAAGTCTAACTTAGTAGAGATATTCGAAGTATCCAATGGTGCAAAAAAAGTTCAAAATGCTCTTAAATTGTTAAACAAAGCCCTCTATAATATTAAGAAGACTAACTTTGTCAAGAACAAGCTTTCCTGTTATGGCAAATTTGGCAAGTGCGAATATTATAAAACAAAACATTGTACATGAGGCGCAAATGAGCAAAAAAATTAAAATCCTAACAATCAGCGATATGCCCCTGTCTCCATCCGGAGTGGGCACACAAACCAAATATATGATCGAGGCACTCTTAAAAACAGGCAAATATCAAGTGATTAGCCTGGGGGGTGCGATCAAACACCCTAACTATGAACCCATTCGTACCGAGCAATACAAAGATGACTGGGTTATTATCCCGGTAGATGCTTATGGTTCACCGGATATGATTCGCTCTATTATGCGTACGGAAAAGCCTGATCTGTTGTGGTTTATGACGGATCCGCGCTTCTTTGGTTGGCTATGGGATATGGAGAATGAAATTCGACCTAATATTCCAATGATTTATTATCACGTGTGGGATAACAAACCCTATCCCAATTATAATAAGCCTTTTTATGATTCTAACGATGTTATTCTTGCCATATCCAAACTCACAGAAGAAGTTGTTACAAATGTTTCACCAGATGTGGAATGTAAATATGTACCTCATTCGGTCAATACAGATATATTTAAAAAAATGCCCGAGGAAATGGTCCTCGACTTCAAGACTAAAGTACTGGGTGAAGACTTCGACAAAGATAAACTGATATTCTTCTGGAACAACAGAAACGCTCGAAGAAAGCAAAGTGGATCTTTGATTCATTGGTTTGCCAAGTTTTTGGAAAAAGTGGGAAAAGATAAAGCAACTTTGGTTATGCACACCGAAGTTCAGGATCCAAATGGACAGAATCTGGATGCTATTGTAAAAAATCTCGGCCTTACCGAAGGAGAAGTATTTTTTAGCCAAGAGAAAGTCGACGCTCCACGCCTTGCGCTTATGTACAATGCGGCAGATTGTACAGTAAACATTTCGGACGCAGAGGGATTCGGCTTGGCAACGTTGGAATCTTTGGCTTGTGAAACTCCTATTATTGTCAATATGACAGGAGGTCTCCAAGAACAAGTGACTGACGGAGAGAATTGGTTCGGCGTTGGTCTAGAGCCAACGTCAAAAGCGATTATTGGCTCACAAGCGATTCCATATATCTATGAAGATCGCCTCTCTGAAGAAGTAGTTGTCAATGCTTTTATAGAAATTTACAATAAAACCAAAGAAGAGCGTGAAGCTCTCGGCGCAGCCGGTAGAGAGCACGTGCAAAAAAATTATAATTTTGAAAACTATTGCGAACAATGGGATGTGATTATGACTGATATTCATGAAAGATTTGGATCTTGGCCAACACGATCAGGGCGCAAGACATGGACTATTAAGGAGGTGGCCTAGATGGAGTTTACAACAAAAGTTTTAGTGAGAGGGCCAATGCTTACGCGAACTGGTTATGGCGAACACGCTCGCTCCGTTCTGCGTGCATTGCGTTTGATCGAAGGTGTTGAAATATTTGTGATGCCAACCCAATGGGGTCAATCGGCCTGGATATGGGAAGATGACGATGAACGACAGTGGATAGATGAGTGCATAACAAAGACCGTCGCTTATAACGCGCAACAAGCTGCTGGATATGACCTAAGTATCCAAGTGGGAATTCCCAACGAATGGCAACGATATGCACCTGTTAATATTGGAGTTACTGCGGGAATTGAAACCACGAAAGTTGCCCCCATTTGGCTGGAAAAGGCCAATGTGATGGATCGTATCATTACAATCTCGGAACATTCAAAAGCAGGATTCACAGGCACAGTATATGAGGGCACTCATAAAGAGACAGGACAGCGAATTAAATTGGAATGCAATACTCCAATTGATATTGTACACTACCCTGTAAAACATTACGAAGAAGTTGATCTAGGTTTTGATTTAGATACAGAATTTAATTTCTTAACAGTTGCACAATGGGGTCCTCGAAAAAATATAGAGGTGACAGTCCAATGGTTTGTAGAAGAATTCATCGACAATCCAGATGTGGGCCTGGTGGTAAAAACTTTCGCGAAAGGCGGATCTCTCATTGATAGAGTTCGTGCGGAAAACACCCTGAGTCAACTTTTGAACAAATATCCCAAACGACAGTGTAAGGTTTATTTGTTGCACGGAGACATGTCAGAAGAGGAAATGCATTCTCTTTATAAACATCCCCAAATTAAATCTTTTGTCTCTTTGACACACGGAGAGGGATTTGGATTACCTCATTTTGAAGCAGCGTACTCAGGACTTCCTGTTATTGCACCAGAGTGGAGCGGATATTTAGACTTCCTCTGTATGCCTAAAACTAATAAAAAAGGCAAAACAAAAGTAAAACCTTATTTTTCCACCGTTGAATATGAGATTTCACCAATTCAAAAGCATGCCGTTTGGGAAGGGGTGTTACAAGCAGATTCAATGTGGGCCTATGCAGAACAAGGTTCTTATAAAATGCGATTGCGAGAGATGCATAAAGATTACGGCCGCTTTAAAAAGGATGCCACAGATTTACAGCAGTGGATCCACGAGAATTTCTCTCTCGAACAGCAATCCGAGAAAATGATTAATATTTTCAAGGACCATATCACTTGGCACGGCGCAGGCACTGATGACGAGTTGGATCTGGACGAATGGGTTGCCGAATTGGAATCTACTGCTGTAGCTTATGAATAACTATGTTTTTATTGCAGACTTCTTTGTCGATCAAATTTTAGGCGGCGGCGAACTAAGCAATGAAGAGTTAATTCGAAAGCTCGGCGAGACGGACCATCTTACAAAAATAAATTCTCACCTAGCAACAGTAGATGTGCTTAAAGAACATGGAGATGCGCGGTTCATCGTCTCCAATTTTGTGAATCTTTCGGAAGCCTCCAAGCAGTTTTTACAGAACGAATGTCAATACACCATCTATGAACACGATCACAAGTATTTACGGAATAGAAATCCTGCTGTTTATAGAGGCTATGTGGCGCCGCGCGGCGTTTTAATAAATGTGGATTTTTATAAAAACGCAAAAGCGGTGTTTTGTCAAAGCGGCTTTCATTCCACTATCGTTAAGAAAAATTTAAATATTGAAAATATTGTTAACTTGAGCGGTAATTTGTGGAGTCTTAAATCCCTAGACAAAATGCTAGAGTTTGCATCTAAAGATAAAAGAGATGCTTCGTCAATAATGTTTTCGGCTACGCCACACAAAAATACCGACGGGGCGAAATCATATTGCCAGGAGAAAAAAATAAAATATTATTTAATTCCTCCGAACCCTCATGAGGAGTTCTTGGATCAATTAAGTGATAATAAAAGCTTTGTATTCTTTCCCAAAACCCCTGAAACACTTTCGCGGGTTATAGTTGAGGCACGAATGATGGGAATGTCAGTGGTTACAAATGGAAATGTCGGCGCAGCGCAGGAAGAATGGTTTTCTCTTAAAGGTGAGCCGCTTATCGAGCATATGCGCAATAAACGAACCGAGATTGTCGAAAAAGTTGCAGAGGTTTATAGCTAATGAAGACGCATTTTAAAATTGTAGTACCAGTTTATAACGCGGAATCGTGGATCGCATTATGTCTCCGGAGCATTAAAGCTCAGACTTATACAAATTACGAATGCCTCGTTGTAGACGATTTCTCTACAGACTTAACACGCGAAATCATCAAGCGGGAAATAGGCGATTCCTACCAGATTCGATTGATAGAGCCCATAGAAAGAGGTTATCCCCTGGGAAGCTTAAATTTAGCTATCGAGAGTGCTAAAATGGAGGATGAAGATGTCATCGCGGTACTCGACGGAGACGATTGGTTCGCACGCAAAGAAAGTCTGGAAATTCTGGCCAAAACCTACCAAGAAAAGAATTGTTCTTTGACTTATGGCAGTTATGTGGAATATCCGAGCAAGGTAAGAGGAAAGTTTGCAAAGAAGGTACCCGAGTTCATAATTGAAACGAAAGCTTTTAGACAATCGGAATGGATGACGAGCCACATGCGTACTTTTAAATACAAACTGTGGAAAAATATTAAAAAAGAAGATCTGTGTGATGACGATGGAAAGCTTTATAAAAGAGCGGGTGATATTGCGGCGATGTACCCCATGTTAGAAATGGCCGGCCCAAAGATAGAATACGTTGAAGACGTCGTATATGTGTATAATCGCGCTAATCCTCTTAACGAGGACAAAGTTGATCACTCTGAGCAACTGCGCATTGAAGCCAAACTACGACAAGGAAAAAAATATAATACCCTGGAGGAGAACTAAAGTTGAATTATTTTGATACAAATAAAAAATATCTTATTACAGGCGGTACCGGCTTTCTTGGGCAGAAACTGGTAGAGGAGTTGTTGAGTCGAGGACTAAACCTTCGCATTATAGCTCGCAACGAGGGAAAGTTAATCGAGCTTAAACAAAAGCATCCTTCTATTGAAATATACACTGGAGATATGTGCGATCCGTTTATTGCACATCAAGCATGCCAAGGGATTGATGGGGTTTATCACTTAGCTGCCTATAAACATGTAGGATTGGCAGAGAAGTTTTCTTATGAGTGTACACAATCCAACGTTGTGGCTTCTATGAATATTCTACAAGAGTCACTTCGCCGAACCGAGAAGTTCGATTTTGTGTTAGGCATAAGCACCGATAAAGCAGCGCAAGTTGCCGGAGTATACGGTGCCACAAAATATCTTATGGAGAGCCTATTCGTACAATTCGAAGCACTAAATCCCGAGACTCAGTACCGACTCGTGAGATACGGGAATGTACTATATTCAACAGGCTCAGTGCTGTGCAAGTGGAAGAAGCTGCTCCAAGAGGGGAATGAGGTCATTGTGACCGCTCCCGAGGCAACTAGGTTCTTTTGGACACGAGATGAGGCTGTAAAACTAATTTTTGATTGTTTGGCGAATGCCACGTCTTCTTTCCCATATGTGCCCGAAATGAAGTCGATGTCTATAGACAATCTTTTGAAAGCGATGGCTCAAAAGTATTTACCCGCCGGCGAAACCCTGCAGATCAAAACCATTGGTCTTCAACAAGGTGAGAACCTTCATGAGAAAATATTAGCTGATGGCAAATATTCTAATGAGGTTGAGCGTTTTACGGTCGAGGAAATATTGGAAAAGATTTAAAAATAATATGAACACTCCCGGTATATACATTCCCTGTTGCGATGATTCACTCCCTATTGTTAAAATAAGCTCTTATTTGTTTGACAAGTTTTGGCCCCAAGCCCAGGTTCATTTTCTGGGCTTTAAAACACCAGAGTTCGACTTTTATAATGAGAATCATACTTTTCATTCACTAGCGCCGGAACAAGTCGGCGGAGCTACCTCTTGGACTCGTTACATCCATGATTTTATGAAAGATGTTGAAGAAGAGTTTGTCATCTTCTCTCTGGATGATTATCTTCTTTGTACCAAACCCGACACGCAGATGATTGAAATAGCGCTAGGGTTGATGAAACGCACCGCCAAAATCGGGCGATTTGATCTTACGTTCGACACCCAGATCGAGGGTAACATTGCCCCAATGGGCAATGTTAAGGGCCTGATGGTGGTACATAAAAAGCCAAACGCCCCCTACCGCATTTCCACACAACCAGCAATTTGGAATCGTGATTTTCTCCTTCAGTTTCTCGATAATGACTGGAGCCCTTGGGATTTCGAGATTAAAGGATCTCAAAAGGCCGCTACAGAAAAGATGCCTAGCCAAACGGTGTCATTTTACGATAGAGATCTTATTAGATATCCTATCCGAACCACAGCAAAGGGAGCGGTATCGCGCTTCAACCCGGGTAAGTTTAATGTATTGGGGCTAGCTCCCGAGACAATCAAGGAACTAGTAGAAGAAGGCTTCTTTGAAGAGAAAGATTTGATCTGGGGACAGCATGCAAACAATCCACCCGCATTCTTTGAGAAAGAGGGTTATGAATTCCATCCTTCGTTTTTAGATTTTCATCCAACCTCTCATACTCATTTTGAGGAGTATAACTGCATTTATGATGATCCCGAATCACCGCTTTTAACTGTCAACCTTTTCGACGCCAATTTTATCCATACCAAGGATCATCCGGATTTTGGTTACATAACAACACAAGGTGAAAAAGCGCCACGCGGGAAAAAGCTACGCTATATGGAAGGAAAGAAATATTTCCAAGAATACTCAGGCATTACAATCTTTACGGATCGATACTTGCGTCCCGATGTGATAAAGTCGGTAGACTCGCCAATTAAGATAGGTTGGATTATGGAGCCCCCGGCTGTTCACCCATGGGCTTTTGATGCTGTCCCGAGTGTTCTCCCTGAATTGGACTATCTCTTTTCCTTCAGCAAGGAATTGGCGGATAAATATGAAAAATGCCGCCTTTTACCATTTTGCCACTTGCGGGTTCACCACGACGATTGGGGGGTCCACGAAAAAAGCAAGTTAGTGTCGATGGTCGCAAGTACCAAGAAGTGGACACCAGGACACATCCTCCGACACCACGTCGCCGACGAACTCGCAGAAAAGCATGCCATTGAGTTGTGGGGCGCCGCGTACAAAAGCTTCCCCCAGCACGGTAAAATATTTGCATTGAAAGATTATATGTTTAGCATTGTCATTCAGAATTGCCAATTAGATACCTTTTTTACTGATTTCATCGATCCTTTGATAGCGGGAACTATACCAATCTTCTGGGGGACTCGCGAAGTGAATAAACATTTTGATGAGAACGGCGCCATCTTCTTTGATACGCTTGAAGAGTTAGATGAAATTTTATCTAACTTAACCGAAGAAGACTATTATTCTCGCCTAGAGGCTGTAAAGAATAATTTTGAAACTGCAAAGAAGTATTGGCGAGCCGATGACCAACTGGCCGATCTGATTTATAAAACAGTTGATTTTGAAAAACTATATCCGAAAGCAAGGAGAACAAAATGACACAAATAAAATTTGACGGCGAATGGCATGCCGGTATTGTAGCAAACTTAGAGGATACATTTTTACAAGAATGTGTCAATATTTGCCACGACAAAGAGAAGCTTTTAAATTTTAAAAGAAATAATATTTTTTGCAAAGTTATCGGGAATGACATCCGACGTAAGGACATTTCTGACGTCTGGTATAACTTCCTTGAAAACACCGAACTTATGGAAGACATAGCGAAATATAAGAACAATGATGCCGTAGGGAATCCTCTCTTTTACAGCTACGAGAAAACGGGAATGATTAGCCCCGGCACCCTGTGTTTTTTGTCGGTACTCCAGGACATTAAAACTCGCCTGGTCGATCCTAAAGATAAAAGAGTGTGCGAGATTGGAAGCGGCTATGGCGGCCAAGCTAATATTATTTTAAAATACGGCGTAAAGTCAATGGACCTCATTGACAGACCACAGACTTTGGCATTAGCAAAAAAATATTTAAGTCTGTATAAACATTCCAATGTATCGTTCCACAATACCGAGTCTATTGAGGCGAAAGAATACGACCTTGTGGTATCCAACTGGTGTCTCTCAGAGCTGGACCGCAAAGGGATGCAATTTTATATCGATAATGTAATTAAAACTTGCAATCATGGCTATTTTTTGATAAACTTTAGAGACGAGAGCAAGCAACAGTGGATGATCGATGAATTAAGTAAAAACTTCTCTAAAGTAATATTAGAGGAAGAGAATCCACCTACCAATGAGATAAAGAATTATGTTTTGCTTTGCTCCAAATAAACCCGAAGAGGTGCAACATGAGTAAATTAGAGAGAAAATACCTTCCTACTCTATCTGAACTAATCGACCGATTATCCATCGCCCAATTAAAAGAAGTTTTCATCCCCGACCATAAAGCAGAATATGGGGAAGAGATTGGCGCCATCCTGCACGATATTGATTTGATTTTATCCTCCAAAGATACTATACTGGATGCAGAAGTGATACGCGCCGTGGTGGTGTTATCGCAGATGAATTTGCATATTTGGCATAATGAATCAAATTACCGAAAAGGCATCAAGGATGGGAACAATCTTGAACTTACCCATGGCTTGAATGGCATTCGCAACACAGCCAAAAATCGCATACAAGAAATCGTAGGCGGCCGAAAAGACTACAAGATTGATTGTTTGGCCGCAGAGTTTAAAGATTGGGAAATCAGTTGGAAAAAATAAAAGATGTGAAAGTTTTCACCCCTGATATCTATACTGATTACCGGGGCGATCTTTGGACTCTCTGGCATAAAGATAAAAAAAATTTTAATTTAGAGTTCAATCATGATAAAGTGTCCACATCCCGAAAGAACGTTCTGCGGGGGGTCCACGGCGACTTTAAGTCGTGGAAACTTGTGACTTGCCTATATGGCGATCTTTACTTTGTGGTGGTTGACAATCGTCCAAACTCGGATACTTTCCATCACTGGGATAGCATAGTTCTAGATGATAGGACTCGCAAGCAGGTTTTAATACCTCCCGGAGTCGGTAACGGTTTCGAAGTCTTAAGCGAACAGTCTGTTTTCCACTACAAATGGGCATATCCCGGCGAATATCCGGATGTGGAAGATCAGTTTACTTTACTGTGGGATGACCCCACAATTAATATTAATTGGCCTATCGAGAATCCAATCTTGCAGGCGAGAGATAAAAGAGGAATTACAAAATGAAGAAAGCACTTATTCTCACTCATGCTGGTTTTCAAGACCACGAAGTGATATATCCTTATCATAGCTTAAAGGAAAACAACTTTGAGGTTACTGTTGTAGCTAATCAGTTGGGAAGATTCTATGGGATTTTAGGATGTCATATGATCGGCGATGTTTTAACATCGGATTTTAACAACCCTGAAACCAGAGCAGAATATCTGAAATATGATGTATTGGTAGTACCGGGCGGCGTTAAAGCATTAGAAAAGCTAAGGCTAGAGGAAGGGGTGGTTGAATTTGTTCGCCAGTGGAATGCGGAAGATAAAACCATTTTTTCTCTGTGTAACGGAGCCCAGCTTTTGATCACCGCGGATGTCATTAGAGGTAAAACAGTGTCTGGTTATTATGCCATTGAAGCTGATATCAATAACGCTGGGGCAACTTATCACAGAGGACCGGTCGTTGTGGATAGTAATATAGTTTCCTCTCCTCATTATGACTTTATGGGTGAGTGGATGAGAACTGGTTATGAGGTTCTAGAAAAAAGAGGAAAATGAGTTATGAAGACACCATAGTTAAGAAACCATGGGGCTATGAATACCTGGCCTACGAGAACGAACACGTAGGTCTTTGGTTTTTGTACATTGCTCATAAACAGGCCACATCGATGCATTGCCATCCCAACAAGACCACGGGGCTGATGGTGCTTGATGGTGACGTGCAAATATCATTTCTAAGTAATAAATTTTTTGTAGAGGCGTGCGGAAAGATGATGATAAGAAAAGGTCTTTTCCACTCCACACAGGCAGTTAGCCAGCCGGGTGCCTGGGTAATGGAGATCGAAACACCGGTTGATAAACACGACTTGGTTCGATTTAAAGACTTTTACGGCCGCGAGGGTAAGCCCTATGAGGACAGTACTTTTGAGGCCCCTAAAAAAGACGATTGCTTGTGGCTGGAAGATCCACCTCCATCGCAGACGGTAACTTATAGCTTTGCAAATTCTAAAATTCATTTGACGAGCGTTGATGATTCTTCCCACTTTACCGATTTGTCCGATGACACCCATATTATCTTCTTGAGAGGCGGCCTTGTAACAGACTATGAAACAACTGTCGCTGGTCCCGGTGATATTGTTTCAGCCGCGGTATTAAAAAAGCTAATGACAGTTTTTAGTGACGTTGCACCTAATACTGTAACAATGATTGTGGAGAAAGAAGATGATAGCAGACCTAGCGACACGATATAACACTTTTATTTTTGATCTAGACCGCACCGTGTGGAACACCAACTCCAAAACGGGTGAACCCATTTGGGCTAAGCAGATGCTTCGTCCATATGCTTTTGACGGTGAAGATACAATTATTGACGATGTATTTTCGACATGTTCGTTGCACAATGGTGTACGCGTGGTATTAGAGCATTTGCACGCTTTGGGTAAAGATATTGGCTTTCTTTCTCGCGGCGGCATATACGGAGTAGAATACGAAAAACAACCGTCAGTGCTTTTGTTAAAAAAGTTTGGTATATATGATTTTTTCAATTATGAAAAGGTTTTACTTTACAAAACAGACTTAAAGTTATATAATTTAAAAGAAATAGCACAAGCGTGCGGTGAATATGTCTTTTTCGATGACAATGGGAAAGATCTTGCCGAGGCCAACTCTATAGATGGAGTCAAGGCAGTAGATCGAAATAGCTTCACGTGCTGGGAGAGTATTTTATGAGTGAAAACTTCAGAATGGACGTCTTTAAAAGAGCAGCACTCTGTAGGAATTTTGAGCAATATGTTTTTGACGGAATTCGTAACAAGATGTTCAAGTTTCCCATCTATCTTTCGGCCGGCCAAGAATATATCTCCGCCACAATCGCGGAGGTCATGCACCGTAAAAAGATCCAACCCAACATCTTTATTCAACATCGAGGGCACTCGACATATCTGTCATATGACGCACCCATTGAATCGCTCATCGATGAATTACTCGGCCGTCCCACAGGTTGTGCTAACGGTATGGGCGGATCGGCATCTATCCACTCGAAAGAAAAAAATATATTCGGTCACGACGGTCTGATGGGCTCCCAAGCTCCTATCGCTGTAGGTCACTGTTACAGCACAAAACATCCCACAATTGTACATCTAGGTGATGCATCGGCAGAAGAGGATTATGTCTTGGGAGCCCTGGGGTGGGCATCTACTAAAAAACTTCCAATGATCTTTGTAGTAGAGGACAATAATCTTTCCATCCTCACCGAGAAAAAGATGCGCCGAAACTGGGAACTACCAGACGTCGCGAAGGCTTTCAGAATGAAAGGTTTTGACACCAGCGATGATCCGCTAGAATTGGCGAACTTTCTTAGAAACAATTCCTTCGCCGACGGTCCCATTCTTTTGAATGTCAACACACATAGGAAATTCTGGCATTCCGGCGCTGGCATCGATGACGAAAATATATTCGATAGATACCGCACAGAAATGGAAGCCCTAGGAGAAGAGGCTATTCTTATTGATACCCAAGCTAAACAAAGAGTAGAAGAGTTATGGCAAAAACAGTTAGAGATACAATAAAAGAAATAACACGCGGCCATTTGGCAGGGGGAAGCCGCTGCTTTGGCCAATGTCTGACCGCAGTCGGCTGGGTGGGTGGAACTCTTCCGGAACTTTATGAAGAAGATGGAATGGTCGAGCTTTCGATGGCAGACGTAGCTGGGGGCGGTATTATAACAGGACTCGCACTGGCCGGGGAACGCCCCATCTATGTTGTGAGATATCAAGGGTTTCAATGGTACAATTCTCCGATTATCGCCAACTACGCGATGAAATCTCAAGAGATCTGGCAGCGCCCATGTCCACTGCTCGTTAGAAGTATTGCTATGGAAGGGGGCATCGGCCCCGTCGCAGGCTCTTCACATCATTCAATTTATCAAAGAATGCCCGGTGTTAAAATAGCTGCGCCAATGACGCCCGGTGAATACCAGGCCGTCTACGACCAATTTATGCAAGAAGAAGAGGTTTATTACATCTCCGAACATCGCAAGAGCTATGACAACACTGAAGAGATGGAGGATACTATTCACGAAGAGGCGGACATAACTCTGTTTCCAATCTCGATCACTCGCTTTGCTGCAGAAGAAGCAAAAAAAGAATTGGAAAAGATGCGCCTTAAAGTAAACATATGTCATATCTTATGGATTAAACCCTTTGAGGCTAAAAAGGAATGGGTCACAGCGCTTGAAAACTCTAAATTTGGTGGCATTGTTCTTGATGACGATTATGAGGAAGGAGTAGCCAGCAGTGTAGCCCACGACCTCATGATGGCGGCTAATACGAAATGGTCTTCTAAAAAAGTGCATACATTAGGACTCAGCCATCGTACCGCAGGATTTCACCCAAGTGTTGATAACCTACCTCCTTCCAAAGAACAAATCATTCAAAGAGTATTGGAGATCGTTCCCCATGTTTAAATGGCCCCTTATTAATGATAATATTACTCAACAAGATAAAGAAGCTCTTGCTGAATTTATTTTAAATTCTAATCGCTTTACGAACGGCCCAAAAGTGCGTGAGTTCGAAAAAGTCTGGTCTGAATGGCTCGGAGTAAAATACAGCGTCATGGTTAATTCGGGTGCCTCGGCCAATTACATTACCATGGCCATAACGCGCGAACTTAAAGGACAGACGGGCGAAGTGATCGTACCTCCGATTGGCTGGGTGTCTGATGTGGCGTCTATCATAAACACAGGGCTAACACCAGTTTTTGTAGATGTTGATAAGAGCAACATAGCCATGGCCTATGAGAATATTAAAAATGCAATTACTGAGGAAACCAAAGCAATTGTGTTAGTTCATTGCTTGGGCTTCAATGGGTTAAATGAAAAATTAATTCAACTTGCTCTCACCCATAATTTGTTGCTTATAGAAGATTGTTGTGAATCACACGGCGCCGTCTTTAAGGAAGATCGAGTGGGTAGCTGGGGAGATATGTCCTGCTTCTCGTTTTATTTTGGCCATCATATAACCACTATCGAAGGTGGTATGGTGTGCACCGATAACTATGAAATTTATCAACTTGCCAAGCTTTTCCGCTCTCACGGGATGACCCGTGAAGTCGACGCCGAAACGCACGACAAATACTACGAAGAAGGTCTCAACCCTCTGTTCACTTTTGGAGTGCCGGGTTATAATATGAGAAGTACGGAGTTGAACGCAGTTCTAGGCTTACAACAGATGGAAAGGCTTGATTATAATATTGAATGTCGAAAAGAAAATCTAGCTGTATGGCTTGAGAACTTGGATGGTGAAACATATTTCACTGATTTCGACACCGAGGGAAATAGCAGCTTTGCACTGCCTTTAATCCTGGCCAAACCAGACGCAGAACTTCTCAATAGAATTTGCGCACTTCTACAGCAGGAACAAGTGGAATATCGACTCGGAACCGCCGGCGGCGGAAACCAAGCCCGACAACCCTACTTAAAGAATTACGCTTTTAGGCAAGCTGATGATCTGGCAAATGCCAATTACATACATGATAACAGCCTGTATATCGGAAATCATACCGAACTAAACAAGGAGCAAATAGTGGAACTTTGCAGAGGTCTAAACAATGTTTGAGAATAAAAATGTTTTAGTAACAGGCGGCGCTGGAATGATCGGCCGGCAATTAGTCGCGCAGCTTCTTGAGAAAAATGCCATTGTCCACATCGCCGACATTAAAGAACCCATCGATATGCCAGCGGATATTATTTTCCACAAGGTTGATCTACGCAGCTATGACTCTTGCCTTCAAGTGTGTGAAAATATTGACTTTGTTTTCAATCTGGTGGGGATCAAGTGTTCCCCTCGTGTGTGCATTGAAGAACCTGCCAGTATTATGGGGCCTATGCTCCAATTCAATACTAATATGCTCGAAGCCGCAATGAAGCAGAATGTGGAATGGTATCTCTACACCAGCACGGTGGGCGTATACGAACCCGCAGAGGTTCTTCGCGAAGATGACGTGTGGAAAACTCAACCCTCAAAGAATGACTGGTTTGGCGGCTGGGCCAAACGAATGGGAGAGCTACAGTGCCAAGCCTATGAGCGGCAATACGGGCAAGGAAAATGTAGTATTGTAAGACCAGCAAATGTTTATGGACCCCATGACACGTTTGATCCAGACAGTGCAATGGTAATTCCTTCTTTAATACGCAAAGCTTTCACCAATGACAAACTTGAGGTCTGGGGCGACGGTTCGGCCATCCGAGATTTTATTCACGCCAAGGATGTGGCCAGGGGAATGATCTTCGTAGTAGAAAATAAAATTACAGAACCGCTCAACTTGGGTTCCGGCGACGAGATCTCCATTAAAAGAATTGCCGAAACCATCGCAACAGCCGCAAATATCCCCATCGAGTGGGACACCACCAAACCTACGGGAGACGCCCGACGAGTTTTTGATATGTCCCGCGCTGATAAATTGGGCTTTAAACCCCAAATATCAATAGAAGAGGGCATCAAGAATACAATTGAGTGGTATTTGGAGAACCAAGAGGCGGCCAACACATCGAAGGATGTTTTTAAGGCCCTAAACGGAGCAATATAAAATGAAACCCAAGGTTTTAATAACAGGCGCGTCATCGGGTCTTGGTATCCACTTGGCAAAAAAGTTTGAGGAAAGCGGACATCCTGTTTTACGCCACAATGGACACAAACATCATAATCTAGCCCGAGTGCAAGGAGTTGAAAATTTGGCCTTTGAAGCTATTAGCGAGGGGGTCGAGGTATTGGTAAATAACGCTGCCATTGTTTGTCCAAATATTACATTAAATAACTACACAATTGCGCAAATATGTGATATGATAGAAGTGAATCTAAAGGCTCCGATATTGCTTACACACTATCTGTTACCCCACCTGAAAGGGATAATAAATATAAATTCAATGGTCGGTTTGGAGGTTAAACAGCCTCGAACTTTATATTCTGCAACAAAGTGGGGGCTGCGAGGTTTTTCTAATAGTTTAAAAAAAGAAAACCCTTCGCTGTCTATTATGGATGTTTACCCCACTAATATAAAAACAACGCCCGACAGAGAGAACGCAATGGATATTGATATGGTAGTTAATAAGATCTACAAAGCATACAGCCTAAATGAATCCGAATTAATACTGGATGGGAGGCTTCAATGAAAAAGATGTTAATATGCGGCGCCAATGGTTTTATTGGGCGAAATTTGGTGGAGCATTTTGCACCCACCTATAGCATAAGAGCGGTTGATCAAATTCGTACCAACTGTCACCCTGATGACTGTCCTGAAAATGTGGAGTGGATAGTCACCGATTTGCGAAATGCGAGTGAGGTAGCCCGAGTCATCGACGGAGTGGATGTCATACTTCACTACGCAGCAACTACCACAGGCGCGGCCGACATTGTATCTAAGCCTTATATTCACGTAACTGATAATGCAGTTATGACCTCTCTACTTTTGCGAGAGGCTTTTGAGCAAGGGATAGAGCACTTTATAATGCCCAGTTGCACAATCATGTATCAATCGAGCGATACCCCAGTAAGAGAAGCCGACTTCGACGAGTCTACTGGCATACTTCCGAAGTATTTTGGCGCTGGAAACACAAAGGTTTATTTGGAAAAGATGTGTGAGTTTTTCGCAGGCTTTGGAAGAACCAAGCACACAGTGCTTCGACAGTCTAACATATATGGCCCTCACGATAAGTATGATTTAAAAAAGGGTCACGTTTTTGGCGCCACAGTGGTAAAAGTGATGAAAGCCCAGAAAGAGGTGATTGTATGGGGCACAGGAGAAGAAGAGCGCGATTTGCTCCACGTTAATGATTTGGTTACGTGTGTAGAGGCCGCCCTTGAGAAGCAAGAAACCCCGTATGAACTAGTAAATGTTGGCCTAGGGGAGTCGATATCTATTTCAAATCTTGTACAATCGATTGTTGCAGCATCGGGGAAGAATTTGCAAATAAAATATGACGAAACCAAACCAACTATTAAAACTAAATTAGCAGTGGATATCACGAAGGCAAAAGAGGTGTTGAAATGGCACCCTCAAATTTCTTTAGATCGTGGTATTAAAAATACATTATCTTGGTACAAGGAGAATATTAAATGACCGAACTCAAGACTCACATGGACAGTTTCACTCTCACCGAAGAACAGTTAAACTCTTATAATGAAAACGGGTACTTACTAATTCCGGGAGTGTGGAATAAAGATGAAGTAGATATTATCCGCCAAGATTTAGACCATTATGCCGGCGATAATATCACTGTACGACTGGATATGCATCACCATGCTAGCATCAAGCAGGCGCATAGAGGTAAAAAGATGTGTGACATAGGGGACGCCATTTGCGGTGGCCGCGCTATTCCAATCGCAACCACTACATTTTTTTGCAAACCTAACAACGAGAAGGAGTTGGGATCGATATGGCATCAAGATAATTTCGCTCCTATGGCCCCCAACGGGAACCATTATTTGAATTTGGCCCTGGCGGTCGACGATGCCGACTCCACAAATGGGTCTCTTATTGTTATTCCTGGTAGTCATAGGTTGGGAATGCTGGCCTTTGACCCCTCGCCGAACTTTTCAGTCGACGCAGATGGAAACCGATATCAGATTGCTCCAATCGGAGACGCTCACCAACTCAGCGAGTATACGGATTCCGACGGAAACTCCCTGTCGGACGACCTTCCAACCCTTCAGCTTGAATATAAGGCCGGAGACGTGCTTGTGGTTAACGGCCTTTTGTTGCATAAAGCCGATAGAAACACCCACCCAACGCGCTGGCGAAGGACCATTTATAGCGTCTATATTAAAGAAGGTGAGCCCTTCTGGCCCGGTTGGACGGCCAAAAGAGAGTTGTTGGACCGTCATGACTCGAAGGACTTTGCTTAATGACTAGTGCCTTTATAACAGGAATTACGGGGATGGTCGGCTCACACTTGTCTGATTTTCTTCTGGAAAACACTGATTGGCACGTTTATGGTTTTTGTAGATGGAACGATGATTTTTCAAACATCAAGCATCTTTTTGATCGCATAAATAATCATGACCGCATACACCTAACCTACGGAGATCTAAACGATTATGCCTCGGTCCTGCACGCACTCAAAGACGCTAATCCCGATTACATTTTCCATTTAGCCGCGCAAAGCTATCCCAAGACCAGCTTCTCAGCCCCGCTTGAAACCCTACAAACTAATATTATCGGCACAGCCAATCTATTGGAATCTATCAGAACTTTAGGTATCGACCCGGTGGTGCACGTGTGCGCCTCCTCTGAAGTCTTTGGAAGGGTTCCTCAAGATAAGCTTCCCATTGGTGAGGATTGTACATTTCATCCTGCATCTCCTTATGCTATATCAAAAGTCGGAACGGATCTCCTAGGGCGTTATTATGGAGAGGCTTACGGAATTAAAGCGATTACCACGCGAATGTTCACCCATACGGGTCCTCGCCGCGGCGATGTTTTTGCGGAATCCAGCTTTGCTAAGCAAATCGCCATGATAGAAAAGGGCCTTTTGCCCCCAGTTATAAAGGTAGGAAATTTAGATTCTTTGCGAACTTGGGCAGATGTTCGGGACGCCGTAAGAGCATATTATATGCTTGTTACAATTAACCCCACGGCGGGTGAGTATTATAATATCGGAGGTCAATATACATGCTCGGTACGAGATATGTTAAATTTTCTTATTTCCCAAGCCAATATTGAGGAAATAAAAGTAGAAGTGGATCCGTCTCGTCTGAGACCGATAGATGCTGACTTACAGGTACCAGATACGTCTAAGTTTAAACATCATACAGGATGGGAACCGCAGATCTCTTTTGAAAAGACTATGATTGATTTGTTAAACTATTGGAGAAAAAGGGTAGAAAACGAAAATCATTTTATGTCTCGATGACTTGTGTCAAGCTGAATAGTATATGAAAATTTTAGTAATCGGTGAAACATGTAAAGACGTTTTTTGTTATGGGAAGAGTGAACGCCTCGCCCCAGAGGCACCCGCACCGGTATTCGTTCCTCTGAGTACCATTACAAACCCAGGCATGGCAATGAACGTTCAGAAGAACATCCTCTCTCTAGATTGTGAGTGTGATATCGTCACAAATGATAACTGGGAAGAGATTGTTAAAACGCGCTATATTCATAAAAACACTAATCAAATGTTCTTAAGAATTGATGAAAATGATGATACTATAGAAAGATGTGATGTAAAACAAATACCCTTAAAGAAATACGATATGATAATTGTTTCCGACTATTGCAAAGGCTTCTTAACTGAGAAGGACATTCGCTGGATCGGCGCCAATCATGATTGTGTGCTTCTGGATACTAAAAAACAGTTAGGTGACTGGTGTAACACTGTTGATTACATTAAAATAAATAACAGCGAGTATCGAAGGTCAGAAAAACACATCACAGGTACCCTTCGCTCAAAACTAATAGTTACGCTAGGGGAGAAAGGTTGCAGATATTTGGAGAAAATTTATCCCGTTAAGTCGGTAGAGATCAAGGATGTATCCGGCGCCGGCGATACATTCATCGCTGGTCTTGCTGTGAAATACCTCCAGACACAAGATATGGACCAAGCCATAACTTTTGCCAACCATTGCGCCACCAACGTTGTACAGAGAAGAGGCGTAAACACCCTATGAAAACAATTTTCACAAACGGATGCTTCGATGTCCTTCACCGCGGACATGTCGAACTTTTAAAACACTGTAAATCTCAGGGCCGAGTTGTTGTTGGTCTAAATAGTGACAACAGTGTACGCAAACTAAAGGGCTCAAGTCGCCCTTTCTTCCCTCAAGACGATAGGGAGTACATGCTTCGTTCGTGCAGATATGTAGACGAAGTGGTTGTGTTTAACGAAGACACTCCGTATAATCTAATAAAAGAGATCAAGCCTGATCTGATTGTTAAAGGGGGAGACTATCGCCCTCATGAAGTAGTAGGAAACGACCTTGCCGACGTCCAAATTTTTAATTACATCACGGGCTTTTCTACCACCTCCATCTTAGAAAACCAAAAGAAAGAAGCCCCAAAAAATCAAACAACCAGCGAAACGTATGTCTTTGACATTGATGGAACTTTGTGCTCCCTAACCGATGGACACTACGAAGACGCCACCCCATACAAAGATCGTATAAATAAAGTTAACAGTCTTTATGAAGAAGGAAATACTATAGTACTATTTACTGCTCGCGGAATGGGGCGTACAGAGAACCGTTCCAAGGAGGCCATTCGTATGTTTTTCGATATGACTCTGGAGCAAATTAATTCCTGGGGGGTCAAACATCATCGCCTCATTTTAGGAAAACCGTCGGGCGATCATTACATTGACGACAAGGGAATAAACCATGAAGACTTCTTTAGAAACTAAGTTTGTTCCCAAAGGATGGGGTTTTGAAAAGTGGATCATCAATTGTGATGAGTATTGCGGCAAGCTCCTGTATTTTGTCAAAGATCGACGCTGTTCCTGGCACTACCACAAACTTAAAGACGAAGTATTTTATATCCAATCTGGAAAGGTGGTAGTCAAATATTCTGACGAGGATGACCTCACGGAAGCGGATGAAATTACATTGGAAAAAGGCGATAGTTTCCATGTTTATCGGGGCCTGCGCCACCAAATGATCGCATTAGAAGACACCGAGTTATTTGAATTTTCTACTCAACATTTTGATTCAGATAGCTATAGAATTATAAAAGGAGACTAAAATGAGTGAAATGAATTTGTCGAAACAAGCAATTGGAGCCATTATGATGGCCCTACAAAAAAGCCTAATGGAGCAAACAGACATCGTTCCAGTATTCGAAGGATTTCGAGTTAAACTGTCGGATGAAGGTCTAGTGGTGCTCAATCCACCCTTGGTCAAATACAATGAAGAAACTTCCGGCGAATACCAAGAGATCGCCGATCAAGACGACACTGAGCAGAATGTAACATCTGAGAGCGCTTAAATGCCTATTTATCTCTATGAGTGCGCTAGTTGTGAAGAAAGCTTTAAGCTTCGACATCGTATGTCTGAAACGTGTGAATGCTGTACTTTATGCGGCTCAAACACTGTAGAGAGAAAGCCCGTATCGTTCATGAACCTTTCGAAACAAAAGACTGTAACGACAAAAGTGGGCGACATAACCAAAGAATTCATAGAGAATTCCAAAGATGATTTAAAAACACAAATCGAGGAACTGGGAAAGAAAAGATGATTATAGATTTAACTGCAGTATTGTTCCTCGTATCGGGACTCATAAATGTTGTGCTTGTGTGGTATATTGTGCAACTTCTTAAGCGGTTCCTTAATTTTCAAGCTCAATTAGACGGATTTATGGACAAGATCCAAGAATATGCTGAACACGTCGACGTTGTGTATAATATGGAAAACTTTATGGGGGATCCCACACTGGCCAATCTTTTACAACATTCCAAAGGAATTGCCGAGGAATGCGATGGTTTTAAAACCTTTTATTTAACGGAAACGGATGAAGTTCAAGAAGAATATGCAGAGGCAGAGGATGAAGTAACTTATGGCGAGTAACCGCAAAAATTATTATTTCACGCAGGATCATGAAGATGCGATTGTGGGATACTGTAATACTCAAGATCCAAAAATTAGAAATGATCTGTACAAAGAGTTTATCGGCCCTGTCTTCGACGAAATGGTAGATAAAATCGTTTTTACTTATAAATTTAATACGTTGCCCAATTGCGAAGCGCTCCGAGACGACTGCAAAAACTGGTTAATAACCATTTTAAATAAGTACGACCCCAACAAGGGATCGAAAGCGTTCACCTATTTCAGTGTTGTTACTAAAAATTGGTTTATCGCTCAGGTAAAGAAAACAAGTAAAAAGGCTCGGAAAGAGATCCTTTTGGAAGATTTCTATATCGATAAAAGATCTGGAGACGAAAAGACTGATCCGTCTTTGGTAGAACAGAATACGATTATCGAGGACAGCATTAAATTAGAGTTTTTTCTGAATTTGAAAAAAGAAATCGACTCATGGCACACACTCCCTCTTAAACCTAATGAAAAGAAAACTGTACAAGCTATCCAAGTTCTGTTTGATGATGCTGAAAAAATAGAAATTTTCAACAAAAAAGCTATTTATCTATACATACGAGAGATCACCGGCTTGAATACCAAACAAGTTGTAAGTTCTTTGAATCGTATAAGAAAAAGGTATAGAGAGTTTAAAAAAGGATGGGACGAGATATAAAAGATCTAGAAGCGTATCTGGGAGAAGCGATTGCCAACATTCGCAACGACCGCGCAATCACTTCAGCACTCCTGACGGATTTATTCCAAGAGTTGAAAAAAAATAACGACATTGAGACGCATAAAAACCTGGGGATCATCGCCTCTAAATATGTGGAGACTCTCCAACGTTCGAACGAACAACTTGTCAAGTTAGCCTCTATAATCAATAAAAATAAATCGGAACCCGCCACACTAGGTGATAGCGATAAAGAAGAACTCCTGGACCTGATTCAGGGAGACAAAAAATAATGACCAAAGAACTAGACGACTTGGCTAATCAAGTGGTTAACGAGAGCTTAGCAAAATTTCAGGACGAAAGGATTCTTCTCGATCCCAAGCTACAAGGGTCGGTCAGTCAACTGCGCAAGACCATGATTGAGACCTTCGAGCCTAATAAGCTAAAATCTCAAACCAAATATAAAGCAATTGTGTTGGCACAACTCCCGACGATTCTCGTGGAAGACAAAAAGAAAATAGTGGTCCTGGCTCGTATACCAGAGCTTCATACTTTGCTTCCACTGCCCGAACACCCTCAAGATTACATTCGAATGATGTCGTATCCCCAATTTACGTCCGAAGATGATGTTCTTAAAGACCCGCTATCCCGCGCACCGCTCGATGCTATTCCACCTTACTCCACAGTTGAGGTTTCTTTCGGAGACAATACCAACCTTTCCAACCCGAAGTTGCTGCGCATAATAAGCATACTTCCGAAAGCGGTACCCAAACCCGGCGCTCCGGGCAAGAACGGCCCGTCGATGGTGAATAGCGATGGTTCGGGATCCCGCGATGGTGTGCCTACCCCCACAGGGTTTGATGCATCTGCATTCTCGGGTACGCCCGAGGAAAAAGCGAAAGCTGCTCGCGAAGCTCAGGCCGAAGCCGCAAAGACCAAGGGCACAAAACCAAACGCCACATTGGCAGAGATCTCCTCCGATCCAATTCCAGAAACCTTGGCGTCATGGATCATAAAACAAAAAGACTTTAATAGCTCCAAAAGGCGTAGAAATATTGATCTGATCATCATTCATGATTCCTGCACATCTACAACCGATAGAATGGTAAGGACACTGAGAAAGAAAAGATTGGGAACACACTTCAGTGTGCCTCCCCACGGAAACCCAACGCAGTATGTATCGATTGACCGCCGGTGCGCCCACGCCGCCCCCTGGAATGACCGAGCCATTGGCATAGATATGATTGTTCCCTGTCGTTTTAACGGTAAAAAATATGGTAGTGGAAAATGGAACGTAGCTCCAAAACTACCGAAAGGAGGTTGGAGCAAGCGCTGTTATGCCCCTTTCCCTTTTGGTTGGAAAAGTCAATTGGTGGTGCCTACTTCATCTGCCCTGGAGAAAGCCTATCAGACGGTCGAGGCGATAATGAGAGCAAAGCCCTCGATCCCTAGAAAGATCCCCGCCGTCCGCGGTGACAAAATGTATTTTGGTCTCGTCCCCGCCAATTCAACCGGCATCGTCGCCCACGGTCAAGTTTCTAATAATCGATCCGATGGTCGAGTGACAGTGTATTATATATGGTTGCGTATGTTCAAGGGGTTGAGCCGAGCAGCCGCTTATGCACGAGTAAAAAACAATATAGGTGTCGTGTGCGGGAAATATCGCCAAATGGGACCTAAAAAGAAACCAAGCCGACTAATTCCAGCATCTGCAATGCCCAATCCAATACTTACGCCATGGTTGAAGCCCGTGCAGCAGTGGAACGTGCTGACGGGCAAGATGGAGGATGTTGAATAGTGACTTTAATCTTAGACTGCGTAGCAGAAAAAATAGGACAAGGAAATTTAAATGTAATTTTCAACATCAGTCATGATTTGTCTACTCAAGAGAAAAAGTATTTTCTGCTGCCCAATGATCGTGCTGCCTTTGTTAACCTAGTTAGTGAGATTTATGATCGCGGAGAGAGTATTATACCTTCGCAGTTTAATGGAGACAGCGGAAAGAGAGCCTTTAAAGAACAGTTCATCGACTGGACACTGAGTCAAAACATACGATTGGCCAATGTCGATGGTATCAATGAAAAATATGACGCCCTCTTCGATCATCAGGCTTACACACAGGCAGACAAACAGCAACTTGAGGTCATTGCCACACAACACCGCGAAGCACAACTTAGATTTTTAGCCCAAAGAAAAGCATCGGCACAAAAACGAGTAGAAGAATACACCAAGAAACAGGCCAACGAATCAAGTGAAATTTCGGCGAACAGTTATAGCGACTCGGTTGACCCCCTTCGGCGTACACGCCGCAAGCCGAGTGACAAAAAAAACCGCCCAGTGCAGCAAAAAAACCTATCGCTCACACAGGAGGTTAAGATTGGAAGCCTTCCACCCGAAATATCGGGACAATTTGATGGAATCAACGGGGACCGCCTGATAGAGGACGTTCCCATCCCCATGTTGTACCCGGGAGATAAGCTCGTTTCGGGCGAAAGCAATGCGGGTTTACAGGTCAGCCGCGACGAATTATATCGCTTTAAGGGTCACACAAGCTGCGGCTCCTGTTATCTATACGCCGGAAAAAGCACCGCCGCCGGCGCCTCTGAGACCGACCCGTCAAGCGATCTGGACGTACAACTACACACTCCTAATAACTTAAAAGAAGATGCAGCGTATGTCTACCTATCCCAAAAGTCAGATTCAAAAGCCCTATTAGGAGTTGTGGGTGGTACTTACAAAAAGGTGGCCGGAGATCGACAACCTCAGTCACTGGCCGCGATCAAGGCAGACGATGTTGTTCTGATGGCGCGAGAATCGGGTATACGCCTGATTACAGGTACGAACTCTACCAACTCAAGAGGCGGAGACGTTGCTGCACATTACGGAATCGATTTGATTGCTGGGAACAATGATACAGATTTACAACCTCTTGTAAAAGGCGACAACCTGGCAAAATATTTAAAATCTTTATCGGCCGCCCTAGATAATCTATCATCGGTGGTATATCAACACATAACAGCCCAAGGGGTGTTCAACGCCCAGATGGCGGCGCATCGCCACTACGACCCCTTCACAATTTTATTAGGTACCATGGGCAGCGGAAACCCCACTGCAGTCTTAGGGGGGCAAAACCTACCCTCACAAGGTGGTATGATGGGCGGCGCCAAGGTGCTTCTGGAGGGCTTGCAACAGATGCAAGGGTCTATCAGCCAAGCATTTAATAGAATTAATAATGATTTCAATGCATTAGAGAAAATTGGCTCTTATAGCATCTTGAGTGAAAAGAATAGAACCAACTAGAAAGAAGGAACGAACATGCCATCTCCTGTAATAAAAATGTATGCCCCCGACCGCGAACCTCGATTCGAAACGTACGCATCTTTTGTGCAAGGTAGGCTAGGCACACACCCCAATCAGTACCCCTATTATAACAAACTCTGGAGATCGGAGTATATCTTTCGCGGGCCGGTGGCGTCCCAAGATAAACCGCGCAAAACCCCCTTCGTCATGTTTGGAATGATGGAGTTTGATAAAAATGCTGCTGATGATGTAGCAAAGCTTGATACTAGCCCAAAAGACGGTGAATATCTGATGGACACCGATCTCACCAAGTGGGCCGCGCGCTTGATATTAAAAAAATTTGTTATTGATTTAATCAAGGGTGGTTATCTGAAAGCTAAAACGATGGATAAGCTTTCAGCCGCGGCCTTCAATGAGATTGTAAAGGCGTCTACAATTCTAAACCTTCAAAAACGTGCGCCAATATTCCCCGAAGCCCCTGTCACAGATGTCCTATACGAGGTCTCTATTCTATCCAGCGTCTTTATAAGATATGCGAACAAAAAGGCGATAATAGAGACCGTACCTTCAGAAGCTGACCAATATGCTGAACTCATCGCAAACCAGAAGAAACAAGAAAAACATCGAAAAGCTAAGATTGAAACTCCACGCGCCAACTCGGTTAAGCAACCAAAAAGCGTCCAAAGTGCGGTACCACCAGGCGCTGTCAATTTGAAAAAAGAAATGTCTAAAAAAAGAGGAGTAAAGGTAGACAAGAACGTACATGATTATTATTATGTCAACTATTCACTAGAGGGAATAAAGGCTTTTGCGGACACTACCGCAAAAGTCCTTGTCGATCTTAAAAATAGAATAGACGGCTATGGAATAGTGCTTGAAAAACCCCTTAATTTGAGTTATCAGATTGACCGACTTCAATATCTCCAAACGGCAATTAGCACCATTGCCCAGCAGGCATACTACCCGGGCTCCCCCACCGCACCCCCTTCCACAATGTTAAATCTTAAATTTGATGCAAACTTCAAGTTAACTGATTTTATGGTTGGCCCCGCCCGACATCCTAATTCTCCCATACTTCCTTTCGTCCCCGAAGACCCAAAAAAGCAGTGGCCCGTCGACCAGTATGCAGCAGGAATCTTTAAAACCGCGGAGGAGGAAGCCGTCTATAATCGCCCCGACTCTCTTGTCAATCATGAGTTCTTTGCCAATGCAACCACTAACGCTTTAATTGTTCATCTAAAAGAAATATTTGTGAAGTACACTGTCACGGCAAGTTCTCCGTTCAGAAAAGCTGAAGACTGCGAAAAGTTTCTGCGTAAGTATATTTACCCAACACCTTATTTCGTCAACTTCGGAGTCACAAAAAACGTCATTGAAGAATTTCTTATTGGCGATATACGCTTGTTAGACGACGATTTTTATAAGAAGTCGCGACCAACTAAGGCCAGTATCAGCGAAATGGCCAAACAGAACGCCCGAGCAGAAGTGGCCACTCAATACGAAAAGATTGGCGATGTGCTCGGAGACAATTTCATGACGGGAAAGTTCGAAGACATCGAAGACATCGACGACCTCTACAAGTCAGTTTTAAATCATATTTCGATACCCCACTTGGTTAAAATGTCCGCCCAGTGCCTTATGCAGCTTGTGGGTTTAGATGAACTTAAGAGGCAGTTTTGTCGAAGTGCCATTATGAAATATCGTTCATATCAAGACGAAATAGTTGATGCGGTAGCGTCAAAAGGACCTGCGGGAGAAAGACTCGCTGCGCAACTATCTCTCGCAATGGAGACTCTGGACCAGGGACTGCAAGATGGAATCGCCTCCGCCGCGGCACATGGTGCAAAGAAGATAGGAGAATCCATCAGTATTGGCAATCACATGTCTACTTGGCAAAAAAAGGAAAGCCTAGAACTTTTTCTTGTAGATTTGGAGGAACAATGGGCAGCCAAAAGAGCATTAGCAGCCCAACAAGACAACGCCGCTGACGATACCTTTTTCAATCCAAATATAGACAACAAAATTGTACGCCAAGCTAGACGCATTGAAGCCCTCGAAATGCGAATTGAAGAGCAAACGGAACGCGAAAAGTTGCTTGGGGAGGAGAAAATCCCAGCTAACGAGCGTGAGCTTTTAGGGAAATACAAGACCGAATTATGGGAACTTACGGGAGAAGTTGAAGATCTAGAAAAAGCTTCCCAGTCTATTAAAAAACAGGTCGCCGGATACCGGTTTCTTATTCAAGAACTTATCCCCATTCTCACGCATGTCAACCCTTTCATCAAAGACGGCGGCCGGATTTCCGGATACGGAAGTCATATTGGAGACGCCAGCGCTGCCATGTATTTGTTCAAGACCTTGGACCTTGCGATTGACAGCGGCGCAGGAGAAGCCAAAGACGGCACCTTCGTCACCCACGAATACCTAAGGGGATATTCACTTCAAATGCTTGGCCCAGCGGTACTCGCTCAATTTCAAACTGCGAAGAAGAAGCTGGAACCACTCGGGCCATGGGGAGAGGTGGATCTTAAAACGCAGAAAAAAATCTTTAGTACATATATGCGCCCCCTGGTCGGCTTGATTTTAGAACAAATTAACGAATTAGACACTGGCGCGATGGCAACTTTCCAAAAAAGTTTTGCTATGACAGGCGGCAAACAAGTGGCCGAGCAGACCCTGGATGACATCTTCAACGACCCAGACGATGGATTGCTTGTGTGCGCTGCGATATTTGCGATTGTCCCTGCAGCACTTTATGGTCTATATTATTTAACTTCCAACGCAGAGGAAATCTCCAAAAAGATTGGCGAAGACACAGAGGCCGTAGCCCAAGCAGCAGAGCGAAGAGTCGAGATGTTTATGCGAACGGATTACCCGGTTATGGATATTCTAGATGGCTTTAAAGAAGCGATTTACGATCTAGCCATGAACTTGGTACGCGATTTGATCGTGAATGGTATTATGTATATTATGCGGAATCTTATGGCAGCCTGCTCGGATTCCGAGAACGCTAATGCTCCCGAAAGTTCTCTGGGCAAAATTGATCTTGGCGCGTTTATGAACAGCAGTTCCCGATCGGGTAGCGTCAAAAGAAGTAAGAGTTTTAGTACAATCTCGGCTCAAACCTCTTTGTCTTTAAAGGAATACACGAAGTTGCTGGACGACATCTCGGCCGCCTTCACTATTAATGAGATGGTTTCATTGTTGAGGGAGACAGGCTCAAGCCGTCTTCATACAAAATTGCTTGGGCTACTCCAATCTCTGCAGTATCTTAAAGACACACAGTTTCATGAAGATTATGTTAACGAAGACGGTGTATACAGTTTTGTTGCTCTTTTGGCCAAAGACATCGACCCGGCACTGCTTATTGCTGCGCGAAACGACTACAACAGGCAGAAAAAGATAATTTTAAATCTCTGCGGGACAACAAATGAAGATATCAAAAGGCTCGAATTATCCAAATATATGACCCCAGAAGAGCTTATGAAGGCCATGGCAGACGCTAACGCAAACCGCCGCAACCTTTTAAACCAGGCGCTTAATAACGTAGGCGATATTCTCGGCGGCCCCATCACACCCGCCCAGTTCTGCTCGGACAACGACAATGAGAGCAGAGCGTCTATTACCCCTTATCATGAATCTCAGAAGTTTGCGAGCGTACAGGCAGCGACAGCCATTTTTGGAAATGTCGAGAACCTCTTTGAAGTAGAAATTGCACGTATTAAAAATATTTACCGAGAATTATACAAAATAGCGGTTCCCCGTGGTGCCAACGCCTTGGTGCCTCTTTATACTGCGAACCGAATTCCCGATAGCGAGAGCGGACCAGAAGCGATAGATGCGTTCCGAGACGCCTTAGAAGAGACCTCTAGAATCGGCAAATCTGGCCTCGCTGCGCCGGCGCTCCAACGCGCTATTATTTCTCTAATAAACCCCGAAGACCCCGAAGCCAAGACGGGGATTTTCTCTGTATCTCCAGACGGCCAACAAATCGTATTTGATTTTAACGCAAATCTGCTTCCTGGAGGGGGAATAATCGACAAAAACATCCGGATGTTCTACTCGGACGCACCCATCTCCACATACACCACCGGTCTAGCTGGGAAGCTTCTCGCTGCTCCGACAATGCAAGCAGGGGCGTACCTAAATGCCCCACCGGAAGAGAGCCAATTTTCTTGGCTTGTTGGCTCTGATTGGTCAGACGAAGAGGCGCTCAAGTGGGGCAGTGCGGTCACTAATGCATACGAGCAGATCTGGGAAGGGAGGACCATACTGCCAAAAAATAAAACGTATAATGTACCCACTGGTCCGAACACGCAAAAGACTATTGCCAGTAAAGAAGGAATCTCAGACCAGTGTCGCGTCAAGTATGAGGAAGCAAAGGCGATGGTCACGGCATATTATAATCAGTCGGACAGTGAGAAGCTCCGAAAGGCTATGTATGTGTATTACCACCCCCAAGAGCCAACCAAGCTGTGGATTCCGGAACCTGCCATCCTCCCCTTCGCGGAATACCTTCCCGACGAAGACGAATACAAAGCCTTTCAAGTGTTGCTTGAGTCTCCCGCCGTCGGTGAATTGCCGCCTTTGGTTACGGACTATAAGGAGGCTTTTGAGAAAAGTGCTAACGACATCGCCTCGAAGACGGATTTGTGGACAAAAATTACTTACGAAGATTGGGAGGTTATGGGGGTTGTTTACGGCGAAATGGTTGCTTGGTTGAACGGCGGACCCATGGACACGACCTATTATTCAGGAGTAGACGCCGCCCACGGAAGAAGCGTGTGGAAAGCCATCGAAAAGATGAAAGTAGAAAAAGAGCGTTGGGAAAAACTAAACGCAGTGTGCCTCTATCTTCATAACAACGCAGAGTCATGGATACCCGAATCCCCATCCAAGATTAAAACAGGAGCACTGCTGGCTGCTCAGAACGTCACCGCCCTTGCTTTAGAGGCAAAAGAAGAAATGGAGCTTTATTTTCCAGACTCCCAAGAAGCAAATATAATTTTAGGTGTTACTGAAGCTGGTGGGCGCCCACTCTATACCTATGCAACGGAAAAACCACCAGTTATAAAAAATTTCCAAACACAGTATGTCGCAGGATCTTTTTACGCAGGCCGCAAAACAAATGAACTCATCGATAGTAGATCGAAAAAGCTAGAAAGCTTTGTCGGAGCAAATAACCTTTATATCTCCGCTTTAAACGAGATGTTTCAAGACCTACTCACTTCAACTGCGCGGAATGGCCTCTTTCTGGACCAATTCACACCAGAAGGAGTGCCTCCCAATCCAAATCTTCAGATTTTCGAAAACTTGCGACTAACCAAAGTCATACCCCCTAACGCAGCCGGCGAATGCTTTTTAGGCTTCTTTAACCACAAGGTATTAAATGCTCAGGTTCAGAACCTGACTGATGCACTTAAATGCGTTAATCCCGGAGCAGCCCAGAAAAGCGCAACCAATTTAGCTTATGTTAAAGTTGCATTGGATTGCGTTGTGCGTTCAATTGTGGTGAAAGAGATGATGAAAAGTCTCTTTATATTTGGTTTCATTGATGTTGGCGATCACTACGCAACAGGGCTGGCCAAAGCAACCGCAGGCTCATCCACGAAGCAACAACCATTCTTTGAGGTTTATCTCTATGAGGAAATCGAAAGAGCCCTTGTGAAGCAATTCAAAACGGTTGCAGGTGGAGACATCGACGACTTTTACACTGAAGTCGTCGAAGAGTTTATTCGCGACATCTCTCGGGTTGTTTATCAAGATGAGACGATGAGCAGCAGAACCGCACTCGATATAATTATCAGGGACCAGGTACAGTTTGTGAAGACCATTCTCCTCCGGGGCATGCCCAAAGCTCTCGAAAACACACCCGGGTACTTTGATAGGCGACTATTCCAACAGGTGGGAGTAACCAATCCTGCCACAAAAGTCGGGACCACCAAGGGTCAAACTCACGTCCAACTACTGGATGTCATTGAAAAATCAGACCAGTTGAAGGTTTTGCAAAATGAGCAATTAACTCTTTATTTAAACACCATGGGTGCACCCTATGAAATCGATTTGACCGTTCCCCTGGAGGAGAAATCCGGCGGTGCCTACACGGAGTCCCAACGCAGCGGCGTGGCGGTGGGTGGAACAGAGCCGGATGCGGAGACATATAGTACGACATTGAGATTTGATACCGCCGCAGACACCGCCGACCCCTCGGCTCCCACCCCAAATCAGTTTACGCTAATCAGAAGCCACAACGCACCGCTGCGGGATTTTCTAAAAGAACCCCAGTTCGTCACAACCTCGGAAGCAGATGAAGGTTCTCAAACATCCGCTTTTAACACCCTCAATCTTGAAGATGCTCTCGGAGGCGTCAACTCTGGTTTTGCAACTGAGAAGTTCGTGGAGCTAAACTATAATAGCGGCTTTTTTGCCAAGATGAGTGAAGAGCAAAAGACAAGATTGAGCGAAGAATTCGCAATGTGGGAGTCTCTCGCCACAAGCACACACCCCGCAGCTATCACCGTGTACGACATCGAGAACATCGCGGATGACAAAGCGGAAGCGATAGATAAGAGCAAAATACAGAAAAAAGAAGTAAGAGATTTCCTAAACGAAACTAAATTAACACTCCTCATCCCTCAAATCAAACCTCTTTTGTACGGTTTGGGATCTGGCGGCGCCCTCCCCCTTGCAAATGTTGCCGCCAAGACCTGGGGTAATGAGACCCAAACGACTCAGCAAACCAACCGAATGCTTACCTTGAAAAGCCTCGCACCGCAATCCATCTTCTGGCAAGTGTTCCGGTATAATTTTGATCCGGATTTTTCGGCAGAGCAGAAGGTAGACCTTATGAAGATGTACCCCAATCTTGCCTGGGGAATGACAGGAAAGGTACATATCAACGACTTTGAGAGTATGGTAAGTCAGTTTCTTTATCCGTTCATCCCGGAAGAGTTTTCTCCCAACGATCCAGAATTGTTTATAAACAACTCTTCAGCAGCTCGTTTT